ACTGTGCTGTGTTTTGCCAGTTACATTAACATAGAATGTGCTAAGTGCTGGCAGGAACACTGCATAGTCTCGTTGTTCTTCTGTTAGGTTAGTTGGTAATATCATGTCTCAAACTTTTGTAATGTATTATATAATTCATAGTCTTTAGTAAATGCTTCTCGTAATATGCAATTACGATGATCTTTTTCTTTTATTATAGCACGAAGTTTATTATAAATTGCAATTTTTTTCGGATCGTTTTCTGCAGGGTTTGTGGGCTCTTCCCAATATTGAAAGTCACTTGTGCCGCCAGTACTTCTAACAAACGCAGTTAAGTCTCTGTAAAATCTATTGGGATCTGAGATTTCATCGTGTGTGTTTCTAGACTGCATGTTAATGTATTTTACATTTTGTGCAGCACCAATAAATCTATGCTGATATTCTGTGTGATCGTCAAACACAGGATTAATCCTTACAGTGTGCCAAAATGCATTATTGTCAAGCAATTCTAATAAATCTTTGTGTGGACTGTCAGTCATACACTGTGAAAATCCACTGATCCATCTTTCTACAGGATCTCTCAGCACAACTATTTTTTTAATAGTATGTGCCAAGAGAATACCATCTACTAGATCATCTTCATGACACATTGTCCATCCATTGTTCGTAAAAACTGTATGACAAAAACTACTTGCATTTTTTGGAATGTTAATCCAAGCATGTTTTAGATCTGGACTTACCATTACTGCATAAGAGCTTGGACGGAAAAAGTTACTCACTACTTGCTCTGTGCTGGTAGTAAGTACCTATACTCTGCAAGTCCACTGTCTACAACAATCTCTGCAACACCATCGTCACTGATCTTGAATGTAGTGTCACCGCCTAGGCTTAAAATCTTGCTAACCTGCTCAACGGGCCATGCCCATCCGCGTGTCGCCTCACCTGCAACGTCATGTTGGAACACAAAGTTACCAGCATGTGTGCTATGGTCACCAAAGTAAAACTTAAGGTTGCCATCTTCTGTTTTAGCAATAAACGTAGTCTCTTCACTGTTAGCACTGATCATAAACTTAAAACGCTGGATGCTTGCTACTGTAGGCTGAAATTCAATACCCCAGTTTACATCACGCATCTTAACTGTTTTCAGTTTTTCGTTAATGATCTCACTTGCCATAAAGCGATAATCGTTCTTAAAGTCGCTGCCAGCATTTTCAAATGCAATACCAACTGGTACACTTTCACCGTTGCGATCTTGCTTGTTAATACTAATGTTAGCATTTTCTGCGTACTCTGGAATACGCAGGATAACACCTAGTTTGTCCAAGTTAGGCATACCAAAAGTACCCATAAAGTCTGCTACTGGTGTCTTAGTTGTGGCTTGTAGAATAACACTACGGTCTTCTGCAAGTCCTTCAAATGTTGTGGTTTTGTCTGTGCCTGTTACTTTAACAAGACTAATGAAGCCAAGCGAATGTGTGTGCTTGACGATGTCGAGTAGATAATCTTTCATCGAAGTTTCCTTATGTTTATAATAGTATTATTATATTTAGGTTTAGGGTAAATGTCAATATTATTTTTAATACTTAATTTCAACCAGCGGCGAGGTAAGTTTTTGACTGGTTAGTTCGCCAGGTTTTTTTACAACTAACCAACTATGGGCATCTTTATAGCAGTGCTCTTTTACAATATCGAAACCCAAGCCATATGCTATATTAGTCATCAGTGTTTTGGTGTTATATGCACGAAAATCATTTGTACAAAAATCAAGTCCTGGCAATTTTTCACAATCATTATAGGTGAAAATATAATGACCACCTGGTCTCAATAGATGAAACACCTGCTGCATTTCTTGTTTAATAGGATCCAGAGGCCAGAATTCATATGAGTTAATACTGACTGCTAGTCCCAATTGCCGTTGAGGTAGATGTGTAAAGGTGTCAGCAAATATAAGACGTTTTTCTGCAAAAAACTTGTTAAATCTATTTTTAACAACGTCTGTATCAACTACATTTCCACTGTAAACATAGAGAGGATCGCATGCAAGTAAACTGCGTGTAAGTTTCCCATCACTGGGATTTAGTTCAATACCTGCCCAGCGCCAGTCACTGTAGTATCCAATTGTTTTTGATATTTCTCTTACTAGATCATCAGTCAGTATTGCTGCACGTTCTGTCATTAATTCAAAACTGGGTACTGTAGCATCGAATCTGCCATAGTCATTGCGCAGTATATTGACTTCTTCGTCTCTTAGGAGACCGGATACTTTTTGTTTTATTTGTTTATGGCTTTCATTATACTTGTAATGAAGTTGTTCCATTTCCGCAAGAATACTCTGGCTTTGTTCATGTAAACTTTTATCTTTAAAGTGTCTTTTTTGATCTTGATAAAAACTATGCTGTCTTTGGATATCAGCAACAACATCTAACTCGTAATCATTGTTATTTTGTTCCATACGAGTAAGCAGTATCATTTTATCCACTAGTTTCATCGACTATACCTCTACTGTATTTATATGCGTATATTACTCAAACGAGAATAAGTCGTCAAATGTATTAGCAGTTTGCGTTGCACCTTTCAAATCCCAGTCTAGTACACTTAATAAGTTGTCAATCTTTTGATCTACAATAGTTGCTTCCATTAGTCCATTATCAAAGGGCAGTTCCTTGAACCACTGTGGCAAATGAGTCTCATCCGTTGGGTAACCTATACTTGTATATCCCAGTGGATTGCTTTTAAGTTTGCACACAATAGTTTTAGCACCATCCATAATCTCTTGGCTGTACTTGTCGCCATTCATCTTACGCATGTTGTTCCAGTTCATTGCTGCTCTAACGTGCCCTGGCATGTTTGCTTTGCCCAGTCGCTTTTCTTCAGCACTGTACTTGGTCAAGTTGTTAACACGCTTGGGTGTGCCTTTTTCCCAACCTGGACGCTCGTGGAATGTATTCTTAAACTCTTTTACTTTTTCAATAATTTCTTCGCGCTGACAACCAGTAAGCACATCCAGTAGTAGTTCACTAAGGAAATCCTGCATAACTTTTGGCGTATCACTGCGCTTCAAATCCAAGCCCATTGCTTTTACTTTGCCGGGCTTGCCATCTGTATCCAAACGGAAACCTTCTAGGTCATAGATCAGTGCTGCATAACGCTTCTTAGTAATGTACAGTCCTTTGGTTGCAACAATCTCTCTACCGCCTCGAATAATCTCACCATTCTCACGCGGACAATGAAAAGCACGTTCCATAAACACAGGAAACTCCTCATTGACTTGATCTGCAATGCCATCATATAGTTGTGCAACAATCTCTTTTGTCCACTCTTGCCGCCCTGCCTCAACGTCCTCTCGCATCATGGGCCATGCACTGAAGTACACACTATCAGTATCGCCATACACAATAGCATCGCCTGTGTATTCTTCTTTACCCGTTAGTAATCCATTTACAGTTTCAGCCATGCGTTTTGTAATACAACGTCCTGTAAGTGTTGTGCTTTGTCCTATACGGAAGTCATAGAATCTACAGCCAGGATTTAGAATAGCACCATACAAACTGTTCAAGTTAATCTTTTTAACCAACTGTCGCTTGTCCCAATACTCAACATCACCGCCTTCATCCTTGGCTTTCTTTAGTTCTTTCTGCATAACTTTGCGTTCTGCATACCAACGTTCAAGCAGTGCAGGAATAACTCCCTTGCGTTCATATGTAAAGATAGTGCCATTAGCACTCAGTGTCCAGGGCTGATTACTATCAAACATTAGCCGCCAAACATCATACGCACTTAGCGTATCCTCGTCACCGTTCTCCCAGTCAATAGTAATTTCAGTACCACGCTCCATGTTCATAACTGCGCGATACTCTCTACTTCCAAACTCATTTTCCCAAGCCTGTGCAAAACTTGTACCACTTGCAGTCTTTTCACGCAACATGTGTTCAGTCATTGTTTGACGAAGTTGTCCTACCACAGTTTCTGGACCCATGTTAAGTGCGCGAATTACACTTGGATACAAACTGTTAATATCAATAGCACCAATCCAATCATGCAATCCTTTTTTAGGATACGCAACATATGCACCTGCTGCTACTATCTTTGGGCCATCGTCTCTGCTTTTGCGATTGGGGACAACCATACCACGACTATGTGCGTCATTGATAATTGCTTGCTCTGTTAGTGCAACAGCACCCATGGTAGTCATTAGTAGCACAGTATTCTCATGTGCAAGAATGTTACTTAGATCAATAAAACGTAGTTTCTTATCCAGTTTGTTTAGCAGTGCAGTATCTTGCCTGTTATAGTCAATAAACTTTTCAAAGTCTTGATTGTATAACTGATCCAGTGTGCCTTCATATGCAACCTTGCGTTCATCAAGTTCATGTTCACCAATAGCATCCAGTGTGTAACTGTGACGTTCTTCATATGTGTATTTGCGATACAGTTGCATGTAGTCCAAGTGTACACGCCCTACTAGATCAAATGTATTGCTTTCTTTACCAAAGCGTTCAAATGTGCGCTTTTTGGGCTGTTGTCCAAACAAGCACCACTTGCGGTTGTCATCTTTACTAAGCACACGGGTAATACGATTAATTGTATAGGGTATATCATATCCTTCACTGTTCCAGCCACTTATAATATCTGCATCATCTAACAAGTCCAGGAATACTTCCAGCATCTCTGCCTCACTTGTAAACAGGTATGTGTTGTCAAAACGCTTGCACAAGTCTTTAGCAGTATCCATTGTCATACCACTGGGCGGGATAGCAAGTGTTACAAGTGTATCTGTCCAGTCCAAGTATATACTAATTGCTGTAATTGGATTAAAAGGATCGTCAGGACTACTGTAGCCTTTTTCTTTGTGAAAATCTACTTCAATATCAAAGAACGCTGTCTGTAGTTTAGGTGCTTCTGCTCCTAGATAGTTCTCTTCCAAACAACGGAACACTGGATTGATGTCACTCTCGTATGTGCCTTTGTCTCCTTGTATTTTTAGTTCACGCTGAAACTCTTTGCGATTGCGTGTTGCAAATCGACTTACAGGCGTATCAAAGATAGTTTTGTATTTGCCACGTTGATCATCATAATAAAACACATAGTTGGCACTATACTCTTTGTATTCACGTTTGCCATCTACACGTTCCACTACATGGATACGATCACGTTCCCTATCAAAATAAGCGTCTACATAACTCATTTATTTGCCTTGTGCCATTTGTATATACCCCAACAACTCATTGAAGCCCAAAATACTTCTAGTACTATATTAGCAAGAACTGGCTTATAGTACAAGTTAATTCCTAGGAATATAGCAACTAAAAGATTAAAAAAACTGTAGTTAAATCCTTTTGGATCTATACGATCTGTTTGCAGTAGAAAAAAAGTAAACACTAGTAATAGCATGCCTGTTAGTCCAACTAGGTCGCTCCAGTGCATTGTATAGTAATCTACCACCATAGTGCCGCTACTCCATATCCAAACACATTAATGCATGCAAAATAGAAGGTAAGCAACATAATCCATGCTGCTCCTCTGCGCCAACTTGCATACAGTTGTGTAAGACTGCCTATAAAAAATCCTGGATATACAATTAACATATTTGGATTGTCAGCATTTACTGCCAACAACATACTTGCGCCCACTGTAAAGATAAAACTAATTAACTCAAAGCAAAACGCAGTCTTGTCACTGGTGTAACTGTTAATCCAAAATTGTTTTACTTTTTGCACTTAGATTTTGCCTACAGTAGCCAGGATGTTCTCAAGTTCGCTGTATTCGTCACTGTGCTTGTCAAAGTCTGCTTTGTATGCTGTGCGCAATGCTTTTTTCAATACACTTGGTTTAATCTGCATTTCTTCTGCAATTGCTTTGATTGTATCGTTGAGACCATCATTAAGGTCATCGACTTCCTGCATTACTGTAATGCCTTCGTTTACTAGTTGTGTTAGTTTTGCCTTTTCTTCAGGCCCGAAAACTCTGTCACTCATGTGAGTACTCCTTATTGATTATAAATTATTATACTATTTAAATGCAACTGTGTCAAGATGATTTATTATTTGTTCTTTATCCAAGTGTGTTGGACATTGCGCACATATGTTGTTAGGTTTCCCAAAGTTTGCTATAAACTCTTGTATTTCATCGCTGTTACTAGTGGGAGATATTCCCTTGGGTATAAACTGCCGCCAATGCTCTATATTTGGATTACCAAACTTTGCCAGTGTATCGCTTAGTAAGCCACTGGTACTGCACTTGTATATCTTTCCTTTGTATAGTAAAGGACATGTCTGCTGTATACAACTATTAAATGCT